TCAATCATACGCATGTCGCCGCCTTTGTTTAGTTGTTGTTTTGTTGATAATTATCATATAGCACCAAATTAACACCAATGCAAGTTTTATTTAACAATTTATAAAAATAATTTTGAATCTGGCTTAAACAGTAGGATAAAAAAAGAGCCTCTGGTAATTAATCAGAGACTCTTAAGGAAAACAACAAGAAAGAAAGTTGGTATTATTAATATATGTTTATGTTAGCCCTTCCAGCGAGCCTTTTCTTCTCTAATGTCAATATGTACAAATGAACTATATAATCCCATGCCGTATTTATCAGGATATTTCTTATTTAGATAATCGTAAACTTTTGCAGGCGCTGTTGATTTTACCACTATATCGGCGGCTATTCCTTCGAGGTGTTTTGATTTTATGCTACCACCTACAGATTGATTATGAGATATACACCTGTGAGCACTGTTTAAAGTTACAGGTCGGTTAAACCTCTCTCTAAGTCTGGTTAGTACAAATAACAACTCCGCATCTACAGCGCCAAGGCCACAGCCACACTTGCACTTGAACTCTTCTCTGGAAAAAAATTTAGTCTTCATCTTTCCCCAATTGTTAATTGTGCTCTTATATATTCCTCATAACCTCTACCTGATTGGTAAAGGTTCCAACCAATAGGAGAAGATACTCCTGCCCACAAAAGGCGACATTGAGCCCGTGAGAGCCCAAAGTATTTGCAAGTTGCATAGAATAGATCATTATTAAATTTAAACCCCTCTTTGTCTGATCCGAACAGTTTAAAAGAGCACCCTGCATCATGTATTAAAGACGGCCACAAAATACGGGGGTCGTCGTTATCTGGCATTCTTACAAAAAAGGTTTTCCATGATCTTTGTGCTCTGAATGCTCTTGGAATACTTGCGAAATCTGTGATCATTCCAGAGTTTAGATTAAATGTAAACGTGTCCTTATTGGTAGTAATAACCACCTTTAAAGGTCGATTTAACATTCTCCAGCTTTGTTTATTGTTGAATGGAATATCAACATACTCAGGCATTTCTTTCCCTAATTCAGTTTCTAAAAACTTGCGTTGCTCCCTGTATCTGTTCTTTTCTAAGATGTCGGTTCCTATGTACCCATAACGCTTTATAGACAGTATTTTAATCTTTGCCATTTTTAAGCATCCTTAATAAGTGGTTGATCTTTCTTCTATTGCCTTCTCTCGATTGCAAAAGTTTTCAAAGATTGAATGTATTATGGTTTTTACTTTTGATTCTATTATAACCTCAGATATACTTTCTTCCACTATTGAGTGGCTCCACGTATCTATTCTCAGTCTTCCTTGCAACGACTTTGTATAGACCTCAGCTCTTTTTTGCAAGTCTACTTGGTAAGTGTCAGCCAGTTCATTTTTTATACCTAGTAAGAACGGCTGGATACTTTTAAATATGCCATACTCATCATAACACACAATTACCTGCTTAGAGATGTCACTAAAAACAGTTTCTGCTTCTGTGTAAAACCTGCTCTTAATATCTGATTCGTTGTGATGCAAAAGAGGCTCTGATTTTCTAGAAACCTTTAGAAGTCTGTCTGTAGGATTGTTGTTAACAAGTTTAAACTCACTATCTATATCTCTTATTTTTTTAAAAAACACATCTCCAAGACCATACAAGAGTTCGCTAAATTGTTTTTTTGCGCTGTCCTCCATGGAGCTTCTAAATGCATCTCTTTGTCTTGTGTACTCCCTGTTTTCATTCTTCGCCTTTTCTATTGCAAGAGTTGTTTTTTTGGTATGAAGTTTCAAATACCATATTATTAAAGTTATCCCAGAAAGAACAATAGAAGACAATACAGCCCACTGTCCACCGCTGAAGATTCCGAATATCTTAACTCCTGTTTCTAGCCCTGCTTCTTGAATCATGTGAACCCCTTGCTTATTCTAACATGTTTAATTTATACTTATCTCTGCTGTTCTTGTCGCCTTGCAAATAATGATTTAATGTGTCCCCAAAATATGTATCACACATTCTATTTGGGATCATTGTTTTTTTGTCGTATTCCTTAAGCCAAATGTTACCGCCAATACTGGGAATTTCAGTTATAAATTCACCATCAGTTAAGTCATTTAGATTATTAACGTCGAGCTCTAACTGTTCACCCGTTACGGTGTATAGAGTTGCCGAGTATTGATAATTAGCCGTATCCATACCGCCAACTATAACGAATTTGCAGTAAATATTGTGATACTCTTTTTCTGTTACTGTTGTCATCTCTACAACTGTTGTACAACTTACCGCTAACATTGCTACTAGAATTAATAGTATTCTCATTTGTTCCGCCTTGCTTAAATATTAATAACTTGCTTAAAACTAATATATAGTAATTTTAAGCAAGTTGCAAACATTTTATTTTATCTAGTTTCCTGCACCGATCCACCATGCGCTCGTGTCGGCTGCTGTGCCTAGTGTTGTAGGCATTGTTCCAGCGGTTGAATCGTATTTTGCCCGAGTAATTCGGTTATTTGAAAAAGTGGCTCTCTTCCCCATTGTTACAACTCCACCATCATTTTTAGCCGCTAAGAAATATGTAGTTTGTCCTGTTACAGAATAAGAAGCACTTAAAGGAATCTTAACTACTCCTGTATCAGTCCCAGTCACCGAAAGACTACCCGAAGCGTGAAGAGTGTTCCCGTCTAGTGAGTATATCCCAACTGTTATATCGTCAATCCCTCCAGCCGTTACAAATACATACAAATCAGAAACATCAAAATCCATCGGTGCTACCCATGCACTAGCATATATTTGGTCGGATAAAGCAGTTCCCTCTACTATTTCCGCAAGGTTCCAAGCAGGATTGAAGAAGTTGTCTGCTCCACCCCCTAAATAGTTGTCATCTCCATATTCTTTGGTTATTACTGCCCTGTCTCCAGCTGTGTTAATTTGTGCGTTAGTAGCCTGTGAAGCAATTACTCCATCAACATCTAATAGTTGGCTAGGTGCGGTAGACCCAAGGCCAATACCTACATTCCCACCGTGAGCATTAAGGGCAAGCTCATCACCGCTGATTGTTTGTATTACTGCTCTGTTTCCCGTGTCATCACCACAAATATTTATACCATTTACAGATGATCCTATTCTTGCCGCGTTACCAGAACTCGAAGTCCCGTCTGAATCAGCCCCAAAAATATTTAAATTATTCACTGTGGAAGTTGTTCCTAATGCAAAATTACCAACATTAACAATATCTAGTTCTCCAGCATTATTATCGGCACTTAAAACATCTTCAAGGTCAACATTTCCTAACTTAGCCTCTAGTATAGCTTTGTTAACTGTGGCTAGGTTCGTGCCGTCTGCGTCATATTGGGCTTCTGAGTTTGTGTTTATTGCAAGCGCGTCATCTATCCCAACTACAGAAGAGCCAAGTGTAATTTTTGCATAAGGGTCAAGGTAATTAAATTCCAGCTTGTTACCTGTTGCTAGATCTCCTATAGAAGTGCTGTTTTCTGCTATTGTTATACCATTACCTGTTACTGCGTTTGCCCCGTTTGTTATTATTATGTTTTTTGTCCCATCTTCCGTAACAGTGTTTATCGTTACATCATCTGTAACTTTTATCTTCGAGCCTGTTGGGGGGAGTAGGGAAACATCGCCATTTAGTTCCACACTTGTTTTTGCTGTTCCTGCTATTGTATCAGAACCATATTCATTAACTCGCACTTGACCAGTATTAACAGCTGATTCAAGGTGCATAATAGTGCCACTTAGAGTTCCAAATTCATATCTGGATATTTGTGATTCCGTAGGGTCTGTAGTTGCTGTGAGTGTATTTGCGACTGTAATAGACGCTCCATCAGTTGGGTTTGCCCCAGAACACATATAAAATGTTCCTCCTGTTGATTCAGGAGATATTACTGCATAGTCATTAAGTTTAACATTCGCACTCTCTATATTGACAGTGGTGCCTGCATCAGTAGGGCTAATATCAATAGTACCATCTCCATTAACTTCTACTTTTGCCGTTCCGTTTTGTATTAGCGTTTGTATGTCGGTTCCAGTGAAAGAAATCTCTTCATGTCCCGTCGCCGTTTGCATTACTAATTTACTGTCAGCTAATGCCCAAGCTGTTTCCCCGTTGTTTTGAATCTCTGCTAACGCCTCGGCAACGGTCCAGTTTTTATCATGCCCTAAATGGGTAATGTTTTTATATTCAATAGTCATTATGCACCTACCTCTACTATTCTATCAATGTTTGTTTCTAATTCTATTATTCTATCTATATTTGTTTCATCTTCAATTATTCGACCTACTATTATAGCAGGTTTAACAATACTTGTGATCTCTACCTTTTTAGGGTTCGGGTTGTATTTTCTGCCTATTACAACCCCTGTTGCTTCTTGACCGTTCCATATATTTATACCTGTGTATCCTATTGTACTCATTGACGGATTATCAAACAGGTCATCAACTGGATGCAATGCTTTAACCAGGTAATTTGGATTATAAGTAGATCCACCGTTAACACCTGCAAGAGCTATAAAGTTCAATATGTACTCTATGGCGTCTTCTTCTTCATAAATATTTCTTAGTTTAGAAAGGTTGTCAGGTAGCCTTTTCTCGGATTTTGCCACTCCATACAACACATTACACTTATCCCAAAGATTTGAAGCGTCTGTGGGGGCTGTAACGCCTGTTACATAGCTTGTATCATAAGAACTTTTTGAAACCTGTTCAACACTAATACTCTTATTGTAAGAATTAGTTGCAATGTCATAATCATATTCTATAGTGAACGTGTTATACCCATCTTGCTCATCAAAAACAGTAGCATCTAATATTGTACATTCTGAAGGTGCCGCATATGAGTTAGTTGGCGTTTCTGCTCCTAGTTTATCAAGAAAAGAACTCCACACTTTACCAGTTGCCGTATTTGTCACAGTGTTCCAACTCTCCCGCATAACTATATCTATTTGAGCTTTAGTTGTTAATTTAGAAGAGTCTTTCCACTGTGATCTAATCGGCGTTGTATTAGTGACATTAAATGACACATCAGCAGTTGAGCACTCACCAAGCCCCCAGCCTTCAGTAGGCTCTGTTTTGAAATTTAGTGACCAGTTCATAAGCTTAACTAAATGCTCTTGGTATAGCCTAAAGGTGATATATGGTCTACCGCTAATTTGAGAAAATACACTGTCTTCTATGTTGGTAGTGATAGGCTTGTTTTGTACTCCTATTGAGTAAACCTCTGTTGATAGATCAAAGCTACCCTCTTGTGGATATCCTACAATACCGCTACCGTCTCCAATCATATCGAATTCAAGCACAATAGAGATCCTCACGCCATCAGGTTTTTTCTCTCCTGCAAATAGGTTCTCCGTCTCAAAAGGAACAGACCCAGAAACAAAACGCCCAACATCCTCAGAAACAACAGCCGAAATATTATCATCCCCGTTTTTGTTGTTGTATTGTGTGGCTCCGTCACCAGTGTAATAATAGGGAGGGGTGTTTCTAATGATCATTAAGATATCTTCGTCTGGCTCTATTGTTCCAGTGTCTCCATTTGTAAAGGTGTATTCTGAAATAGTAACGGGGTTTGATATGGAAGCATAAGGTGAAACGTCTTTCCAAGTATATTCAGCGGTAACTGTAATTGTCTTTTCTGCTCTATCAATAACTGCGTTTTTGCCGAATTGTAATTTCATGTCATAGATAATGCTATGAAGGTCGGGAAAGTCTCCTTCTACGCTGTATTGTTGAGTTATTGTAAACCCAACTGACTGAGTAGAGTAAACGCTAAAATCACATGTGTAATCATTATCGTAACTAGTGAGTACATCTCTGTCTGTAGTATTAGTAACAACTCCAGTATCTCCAGTATTAGCAATAGAAATAGTAGAAATTCCTGTTTGTCTCTCGGACAATGTTTCTGTATAGGCAGGCGTCCCCATCTCTCCAAAAGAGTATCCTATTATAGAATTACCATCAATCTCAGAGTCTCCAAGAGATATTGATACCCCGTCTTTATCTATTGTATTTGTCGGTATTACAGCCCCCTCAGAATTTACTACATCTGCAAGGATATCTGAAGTTATTCCTGAGAAAGTATCAGAACTATACTCAAGAGATAGAGTTTCTACAACTCCAACAGTGACATCTTCTGTCATGACTCCACCCTCAGCATCAAGAGTCTTAATGTCATAGGCTCCTGTATCAATATCGTAAACAGGGTATTTTGTGAATGGAATTGCCACCCTGTCGGTGTCGTCTACAGTTGAAGCTATCTTATAAGATCCACTACCTCCGCCGCTCGTAACCGTAAACCACATATCTGTATTGGTGCTTGCGTAGTAAGAAGGAGCTTTGCCTACTCTTTCTTTTGGCACTCCGTTGAATGTTTCACCAAATGTAAATGTCCTATTCGTTGTATTGTATGTGGGTATTACTCCACTAGAATTAATTAGAATAAACGACCATTGGAAAGTGTCAACATCTTCTCTTTTGAGTCCAGCGCCAACGTATACACCTTTTTCATGATCTCCTATTACTAATGGATACCACTTATCACCCTCTATAGGTTTTGATACATCTATGTTTTGTTGAGTTGTTATGTCAGCTAATGTCAGCGTTAGGTATAGCCCTGTTGGATTCACGTCTTTTATATAATAAGATGGTGCAGGGTATTTAGTGCCGTCTGTTGTAAAAAAAACTATCTCTACTCTCCTACCATCTAAGTCGTATCCATAAGATGCAAGATCGTTATAAATGCCTGTGATGTTAGATATCTTAATAGTAACATCTCCGATTATTTGAGGTCTCACGTAAGACCTAAGATCAAAATTATCAGAAAAGCCACTAATCCAACCATCTTTAATTAATAGATCGTCTCTATAATTAATCCCCGCTGTAATCTCTCCAGTTCCCTCTACAAATGTCGCTACACGATCAGTTATACCAAGAGATGCGTTATCATCTGCTGAGTCAGCTGAAAAGTGTATTTCTATTCCTGTATTAATTAACATCTATAACCTCGAATCCTACTGACCACATATTAGCAACATCGTTAGTTATTTCTACCTTAGAGTTAGACAATCTTACTGTTTTATCTCCTTGTCCCTCTCTTAATGAAAAAGGCCACTGGTTAGTACCCGCATTCATCGTGACAGGTATTGATCGAACATTTTTAACTAACTCTATTAATATATTTCTTGCGCCCTCTGTTTCTATATTTTCCCACTGTAAAGACGCTCTTTTATGTTGAGTGTCTTCATTATTGTGATAAAGAAAAGTGCCAGAACCAAAACGGGTATTGTAAACTTTAAACTCAATACTTGGCTTGATCTCTGGTAAATAGAAATTTGTTAATGTTCCGAATCTAAATCCACCCGCTCCACAATCAGTTGTTGCAGTATATAATACTAAGGTTTCAGCGGGGACTATTGTTAATTTAAAATTCCAGTATGTACCTAAATAATCAGCTTTGCCTTGGTCTTCATAATCAATAATCTTAACATTGTCACCACCAGTTAAATCAACATGCGGCCCGAATGGGTGAAAATTAGGATAAGCACCACCTAATAATGTAGCAAGCGAAATAGCAACACCTCTATTAGTTGACTCTATCAATGTTGCAAAAGCTGTTGCTTCTGAAGTTGGAATAGAGAAATTAAGATCACACGTATAAGCATCATTTGCCGTTAATTGATCCTGGATATGTACGGTCTTATTAGTTATCGGAATAACTACAAGGGCCATATCTATTATTGTTGTGTAAGATACTAATGGAAGTCTCATACTGTTGCAACTCCCGCCTTTTGCCAATCAACAGCACCCGTTCTTCCGACTGTTTCAATAGCTTTAGGAAGTGCTGATACTATAGTAGCCCTTACTTCGTCAAGGTTCCCACCGTTGATATGAAATGTATTAGTTACATGAGTAGTAGTCTGTCTATTATCAGTTTTATTCTGCATTACTTTCCACTCACGATTTTGAGCAGGTGTTAATATTCTTTCGTTACTTCTAACTCTAACCTCTTGAGAGTCGTCGCTTCTACCGTTTGAAGCTATTTCACCACCATTATAGAACTTAGGTTTAGATGCTCCAACTTGAGCCGCTAAACCAAAAGCAGTGGCACCAATTACAGCACCCGCCGCAAGTTTACCCGCTGGAGTTATAGAAGGAAATGATTTTATCATGTCAACAACAGATGCCGCCGCATTTGCAAAGGCTAAAGCAGAAGTAGCCGCCCATGCTACATTGGCAGTTTTCTTATTTTCTGCTCTGGTTTTCTCTTCGAGCTTTGCGATCTCTTTCTGTTTTTTCTTTTGACTCATTGTAGAATCATTGATCCTTTTTATTTCGTCTCTTGTTTCTAAGTTTCTTCGTGCCATTCTTGCATTAGATATTTTATTAATACTGGCTACCATTATTTGGGCGGCGGTGGCGGCATCTTTCTTGGCTTTGGCAAGTTCTGCTTCTTTATCTGCTTTCTCTTTAGCGGCATCCTCTGCTTTCCATTGTGCTATTACCATTCTTAACCAAGCTTTGCTATCTAGCTCTTTTTGATCAATTGCTATCTTGTCCAATAACAATTGCTCATCGGCGGCCTTTTCTTCAGCGTCTCCTTTTGCTCTCATTTTAATAAGAGTTGCCTGCATCCACTCAGCTTCTTTAATCCTTTTCTTTGCTTCGCTGTCATCGCCATCTGTCTTTTTAGAGAAATCTATTTTCTTTCGCTTTTCTAGCTCTTTTGTTATTAGTCTAGAAACCATTAACCAATCAGCCAGTTTTGTTCCTTGGTTGTTTGTAGCGACATTTAATTCTTTTATTATAGCACTCTCTTTCTTTTTTAGCAGGAGTGCTCTTTTTCTAAGACTTTCCTCTTTGTCTCCACCTTTTGCAGATGCTTCTAATAATTTGGCAGTAACTTGTTGCAGTTCTACATTTAACTTAGCGGCGGCTGTTGTCTTCTTTCTTATGTCGAACCCTTTTTCTAACAGCTGAGTATTCGTCTTCATGATCTTGCGCATCATTGCTTCTTGCTTCATTAGCTTTGCAAGCTCTGCCTGTCTTTTTTGTTCTGCCATGCCAGTAACGCCAAAAGCAATCATGGCTGTTTGTATTGCCTTAAGTCCAAAAAGCAATGTTTCTTGCCATCCTTCAGTAAGCGGTATTAGGTCTTGCCCTATTACTGTTTTTATATTCTCTATCTCAACCTTTGTTTTTGCCAAGTTTCCAGCAGATGTTCCAGTTGACTCGATAAAGATATCCATCTTCTCTTTCATTTGGTCAACAGCATCATTAATAACGTCCTTAGACCCCATCACCTGTATACCAACATCATCAAGAAATTGTGCAGACCCTCGAGCTAAACCGGTCATAACAGTTTGCATTTTTTGTGCTACATCTGCACCCGTTGCCGTTGCTTGCTTAGAAACGAACTCCATTGCAACAACCATTTTTTCAAACGGAACACCAGAAACCATGCCTTGCATTGCAAGTTGCTGTAATTGTAAATCTGATATCATACCTTGAGTGGCACTTCTTAATGAGTTCATCATCTCAGCAGAGTTTTTACCTGCATTCGCCGCAAATTTTTGAAAGCTCTTGTCTACAAATTGAGCCTTTGCTCCAAGCTCTCCAAGGGCCGCCGCTTGCTTTAATATCTTTTTAGCGACCTGTACAGACAAATACGCTACAGCGGCACTCTTTAGCTTCCCAAAAGCTTTGGCGCCTAATGCGGAAGCCTTGTTCGCGGCTTGAGCACTTTTTGAATATTCTTGATTAGCCTTGATTAGGCCTTTGAGTTTCTTAGTGCCTTTGGTTACTACTTCGTAGATTGTTTGGATAGTTTCTTTTGTAGCCAATATGAAGCCCCTTCCAAGTAATTTGTAAATATCTTTTGAGCTTCTATGTAGCAGGGGTGAACCGTTCCATAAGGCTCTTTTACACCATAGTCAAAACTTTTCAACCATGCGCTAATGTGATCTAATCTTAACAGGTGGTAATCCCTATAGATCTCATGCATCATATCACCACAGCCAACCCAAAACATAGGTCTTAAAATCTTTTTACCATCTGGGCTTCTAATATGCGATGGTTCTGCATATCCCGACATAGGATCGGACCAGTGCTCATTAGTAGACGGCAATCCACCAAGAGCGCCAGCCCGAATAAAAGCCTCTATCTTAAAGCTAATTCATCTTCTTTATTTAGGTGTGACTCATCAAGTATTGAATTATAGAGGAAGTCCTTAAGATCTTGGTCTAATCCTTCAAACTCCGACTCTGTAAACTTCATTTTATCATCACCTATAAAAACATATTTAGTGCAAGTTTTTATAACATTGTTCTTACCGTCACTAAACATTTTTTTAGATTTAACTTTTGCACCTAAGTCTTCCTCTTGTTGATTACCAAGACGTGTAAACACTTCGTCATCTAGCTTCTGCTCCTGTTCTTCTGGAGTAGACTTTCTAAACTCTTCCATGTCTTTAAACTTCCACACATCTAAAACGCCTAATCCCAGCTTAGCCATTGCCCTATTAAGACTAACTTCATAATCAGACTGCTCTTTATAAGTCCTCATCATGTCCAGCGTGTCGCTATCCATAGGGGTAATTGTGAAAGAAAATCTGTGTTTAGTTGGTATTTTGTGAGCCTTGAACCATTCTGTAGGAGTAACATCAACAGGCACAATCTTTGTAAAGATCCTGTACTTTTTGTTCTTCATAATGTCTAAAATTTTGATAGTTTTGCCGTCTTCCATTTTGTTCTACGCTTTCTGAGCGAATGTTGCTTTGCTCACGTTATAAGTTATATCGAATGATCCCGTTCCGTTTGAATCACTTGGTTGCACTTCTACAGAGTCAGCGGCTAAAAAGGTCATATCATAATGTGCACCAGTACCACCTACAAAAGTAACCCCAGATGAAACAACATTGTCAAATATGTCCTGTACTGGATCGTCTGTCGCCTTGGCTAGCCTTGTAACAGTTACAGTAAGTCTAGCGCCTTGATTTGTAATCTTGAGCCTTACAACGCCCTCCGCATTGTTACCACCTTCAGGGTTGATCTCGTTGTTTACGTTGAATTTCCAAGCCTGAATAGCATAAGGAATGCCTCCAATTTCTCCAGCATACTTACCCATTTGCTCCACTGCGGCTGTATCATGACCAACTAAAGGAGGAATTGCACCCGCTACTACATCTACTTGGCCTAAATAAGCGCCCATCCAACCAGTAAAAGCAACAACTACAGGTGCTTGTGGCCCATCTGCTCCAATTTCAGCATTCCCAACAACTCCACGCGCTTGATCTGATATTGCTGTAGGGGTAGCCCCACACGTATACATATTAAGGTCTGCTGAAAGTGCTTGACAATCTGTAACGCCTCTCCAAATCAATTCAGGGTTAGAGCCATTTAACTCTACAGTATATCCACATGATTTCATTAGCTTAAAAAACACAGGTTCGACCGTAACATCTCCAGACCATAAAAATTCACACTTGCAATCTGGCAAACCTATCTTTCTCTCCATAGACAAAGCTGGGCCGTCCCTAAACGTACCGTCAGCCAATTTTCCGATAGGCTCAGAGGGTACATCATAAGAAGCGTCGCCAACATCAAATAAACGGACATTGTGATCAGCGTCAACAGGGGCGTTTCTTGTTCCCGCTGGTGATTCTGGCTTGAAATACAATAATTTTTGACCTGAGTTATAGGTTGACATCTTGCACCCCCTTTGTAGGTTCTATTTGTTTTGGTTTATTTACTCTAATCTTATACTTAAATCCAGCACCTCGAAGTTTACCATTTATAATCATGGTTGTTCTAGGCGGAACTATCATGTCTTTGTATTCACTCATACTCTTCTCCTTGGAGTTCTATATTTAAGCTCGAATATTGTTTTCATCTCTATTGTGTTATAGTTGTTTTCTGTATCTATTGGCACTTTTTGAGAGGTTTTATATTGCAGGTCATAAACTCCAGCATTACAAATAATATTGCCCTCAGTGCCATTTATATCAAAAGCCTGTTTAATGTCCTGTAGTCCATCGTATGCTATTGCTTCAGAGTTGTAAGGAGTCTCTGAATTGAGGATAGGATTATCTACAGGGTTGCCATTAGGAAAATCTAAAGGAGTCCTGCTATAAACAGTCATTGTAATCTTGTCATCAAACTCACTATTTTGAGCACCACCGCCCCCCTCTTCAGAGTCTAAATTCTCTTCGTCTCCATCATCATAAAAAGAGATAAAGAAAACAGGTTCGTTTGAAATTGCTATCTCTCTTAGGTTACGATCATAAGAAGCGCGCCAATCAAAGAGATAGGGTTTTGTGTGGGTTGTTTGCATTGCAAGACCTACTGTATACATTGCTTGATATATTGTTTTTAATGACATGGTAATTTCCTGTATATTTCTTGTTTATTTTGTTTCACTTCGAGCGCCCACCACCTATTAATAGTATTCGTTTTATTGCTATAAGAACACTCTCAAGTGCACAGTGAGAGAACCTACAACCTTACTTCCTGCTGTCGGGTTGTATGCCCTTACATATACATTGTCATTACTAGACAAATTAGGCTGCGACAGAAAAACATCACTCATAGATCCAAAATTAGTAACACTTACCACCCATTGATAATTACTGATTGCTAAAGGCAAATACTTCGATTTAAACTCTGCTGGAATTGGAACCGCAATTTGCACGGCACCATTTGCCGCAATTGTCCCAAAATCTTCTGAAGATGTAAACACTACCGAGGTTCCTGACTTCCTCCACACAGCATCACCAGCGCTTTCCCCTTCGCAAACATACTTGGAATTTTCGTCCGTCGTGAAAAACTCTTCCCCGATGTCGGCAGTTTTAGGAAGCCTACCAACGGGGCCAGACTGTATTGGCTGAAGGTTTGCCAAGCCTTGAGTGAAACCATTCTGATTAATAAACTCCGTTTGTAACCCTTTATGTCTAGTGGTTTTACTATCGAAGATCTCTTCTGTGTTGTTTATAAATGACATTCTGTCATCTTTCCCAATAGATGGGTTTGTTTCCGTGTAATACATGTTTAGTATAGGGTCTACAATACTTCTAGAAAGAACTCTGTACCCTTCTGGGTTTGTTGGGTGTACGTCATCAACTATTAGCCCTCTAGCATTTGCAACAGTAAAACCACCCCATTGATGATCAATGTCTATTAACAATATGTTGTTTTGTTTAGAGTAATCCACTAGAGAAGATTTATAAGAGCTAAACATCTCTTTCATTGCACCAGATTCTGCACTACTATTTCGGTTCATTAACACAAAAACGATATCTATATAAGGGTTAGCCTGTTTGCTGTATTCGACAAGTTTGGTTAATTTTGTCATATACTCAGCTACGGGCACAGACGTACCATAATCATTAGCCCCTAAAGCCATAACCAGCAGGTCCGTTGGCGCGTAGTCTACATGAAATTCTATTTCATCATCTGTAAAATCAGTAAGCTTCCTGCCTCCTGCGGCATATATGGTAAATGTCGCACCCGCTTCTCTCCCGTCTACAGTCCCGCTCCATCCTGAGATATAGCAATCGTCGGTAGTTTCGATATATGGCACGTCTCCCTCTTCTACGGCGAAGGTAGCGGTTTTTATTCCATCCTCTGTTGCCCCGTCACAGCTAACAGCCGCTAAAATAACAGACCCTTCAGAGTCTTTAACCTCAAAACTCCCCCCCCCAGCTCTTTTGGAATAGATAATTTCACAGTTAGTTTTAAGGGGCATTGCAGCAAAAGCGAGATCGGGAAAGAAATTCCCTTGAGCGGTTGCAGATGTAGAGTGCCAAGTCCTTAGGTTTAGCCCTTCCTCTAAAAGCTCCCAATTCCCCTCCACTTCTGGCTCCATCTCATATCCAAATTGAGAGAAAAAGCCCTGCCTTTTGTAAAACTCAGACGCTAACTCTGAAGCCCATCTGTATTCTTCTCTATTCTGTACGTTGCAAATACTAGCCGGGAAGGTTAGCACAGATATAGAGTCCCCCCATATAGTAAAGTTGGGTATTATTGAGGAATTATATTTTTTCAACTGCTCATACTCAACCTTAGGTGTACTAACTCCATCTACAACTGTCTCTATGCCGCCCTCGGTAATCTTAACATCCCCATTTCTAGGGTTATCATAATCACCTTTGACGTAGAGCTCTCCACTGTTTACGTCGCCACCTTTGAGGTTGGAACACACATGTAATAGCTGTTCCTCCACCTTTGAAACTGGCCAGCCCTCTTTTGTTTTATATGGTGATTTAAACGGCTCTGAATTTATTGGCAAGCTATCGCTCATGTTATCTTCCCTCCTATTACTTTGGGTAATCTCCTTAGAGCTTTTTGAGCTTCTGGAAGATTGCTGTTAAAGGCATTAGTTAAAAAAGGGTCTGGCTTCGTGCCTGGATGGTTGACTTTTTTTGCGAAACTTGTTCCCCAGTGTAGCGCTTTTTTATTCTTTGCTCTGATCACGTGAGGCCTTGTCCCATTATGTACAAACTCCCCATAGCTTTTGCCGCCTTTCACCGTAGTAAGTCTTGCATCTAAAAAGACTCTTAACTTATGAGTATAATTACTCTTTTTAAAACTATATTTTCTTTTTACAGATCTTGAAAGCATTCCAGATCTTGAAGTGTATCTGTGAACCCTTTTAGCCTCAATCTGCGTTTTCTCTCCAAGGGTACCAAGTATATCGCGGACTCCATCGTCGGTTAACTGCTGGACTTTCCCAAGATTCCTAATCCATCGAGCAAGCCCCTTTACAGTAACAGTCATTACATTGTTTGCCACAAAACAGGGTTATCGTCTGCAATGATTTCCTCACCATCACCCTCAACAATGCTACTCTCTGTAATTTGCAACGCCGCTTTTTCTGCTAACCTCTCATATTTTTCAGCTTCTTGACCATATATATCGTTAGGGTTTCCATAGCCTGAGCCTGTCCACCCCAGATATATAAGATAAATCGACCAATAAATTCCGAATGATTGTAGAGTTAACGAAGTCACATAGTCATCATCATCAACAGTTATATCATCTACAGTAAGGTTTGCGCCTTGTATATTTATAACTCTGATTTTGATTTCACGGTCCACCATTGCCATAATAGAAGACAGATCTTCACCCACCCCGCTATATTTTGACATAATAGCAATTACCTCTTTATTAATCTTCAACCAATCAGTATTTATATAAGCCATTATTTACCTTTTTTCTCACTTTTAGCTTCAACACTAGAACTAGCTTTGTTCGCCTTTTTGTTCCGAACTTCTGCAAATCTTTTTTGGAGTCCTTCGGGAACATAAAAACGAGCGGGGGCATTACCCCCCAGTAGCAACTCGTTTTGTTTACTCATGCCTATACCGCCGTGCGGAATAGTTTGCCGTCCAGCTTCTGAGTGGACTGGTCAGCAGAAGTTGTAACCTTTACTTTTGCCCAATGCTCCGTGTCGGTCTCAGGTGTTTCGAGTGCAAACTCTGTTGTAATTGGAATAGTCAAAGCCGCACCAGATGGAGCCGCCGCATAAATTACTCTTGAGTTTGTAAAAGATCCAGTTTCTGAATCATCCCAAAACAGCTCTATTGTCATAGTTTCGCCATCAGCGACCACTATTTCAGTATTTGCAAAGAACGCAAGCTCTACTTGTCCTTGAGTCTTTGCAAATCGAAACACTAAAGATTCCATATTCGACGCGTTTGGCAATGCCGCAGCGTCGAATATTCGGTCTTGATAAGACCCAAGTCGCTCAGATAAATTTGTATTATATATTCCCATTATATCCCCCCTTATAGAGTAACGACGGCTTCTGTGCCGTAATCTAGGTTAAAATCTGAAATGATTCTTACACCATCCCAAAAAGCAATAATGTTATTGATGTCATTGTCGTTGTTTACAAAGCGCAATTTATCGCTTTTAAATGCAGTCCCAAGCTTTTGAAGTAAAGACGGATGCATGTAAATAGCATTTGCATTTCGCGCTCTTACGATTAAATCAGATAGTTTGTCATCTAAGCTGATACCAGCAGAAGTAAGGTCGGCATTGTTTTGTATATTAACAATAGATGCAACATAGCGAGGATTAGCAAGTTTCATACCCATATTGAGTTTCATTCTCTTACCATACACTAATACCTTAGTTGTGGGGTCTTCGTACAAATTACCGCCATTAATATCTGCAATGTCAAAAATCTTACCATCGCCCCAGCCCTCTTTATTGTAGAGACCTGTTATTTCGCCAGGAGTCCATTTCACCGCAGTAATAGAAAACTGACTATCAGCAGTTGATCCACCTGCATTAATTACTCTCGTATTATCTGCAGTGTAGTTAGCAATTGCATAAGCTCTCAAAGAGTTATAATAGATAGTTCTAGATAAACTATTACCTGTTGTTCTAAAAATCTTAGGTGATTTGTCAGCAAAGTATCCTGCAAAGTTCTTGCCAAATCCAAGATCTTTAATCTTGTCTTCTCCTGCAATAATCTTACCAGCCCATTGCTTTAGATTTGTTTGCTCTACTTTTGTAGCGGCATCCAAAGCGGTAAGCGGCGCGTCTAATTCGGTAAGAGGTATTTCGTCAGCCTGATTAAGCACTTCGTAAACATCCTGCATTCCCTTGTTTGCACCCTCCATTGGAAGGTTTTCAATAATAGGATTGTCTTCTGTCAAGAAGTCTACAAGAGCCGCTTGACCTTCCGTAGCAACCTTTATTGCTTGTTCTACAAATAAGTGTTTCATCGCCATAATAACGACTCCTTACTATTTAGTTAAATTCTTTTTCGATTGCGGCCTTTTGCTTGTCTAAATCCGTAAGCATTGGGCTGTCATTGTTTCTACTATTGTTTTTGTCATTTGGAGCGTTTAATTTCTCTCCGCTTCCATGAGGCATTTTAACACCAGATTTGTATCTTTCCTTTAACATGTCGATGCCTCCACCATTTAGAGGTTTAACAGAATCACCAATTTTAACGTAAGGTGTTCCATCTTCTCCAGTGTAGACCTCTCCTGAATCAATACAATTCTTCAGCAGCATTTCATGAAGATTAAAGTTGTCTTGAAAAGTTGAAAGTGTAGAGTTTGTAAGCTTTAGATTAGACATAGCCACGTCGTTAAGCCTGTTTTTTTCTATCTCGTCTTCTAAGTTCTTCTTAACTTCTGCATTTTCTCTTGCAATACGTTCTTTATCTTCTGCGTAACCCTCGGCGCTTGCTTTATTGTCGAGTAGTCCCTTCGTGCCACCATTCTCATCAACAAATTTTGCTTTACTTTTTAGATCTGCTAAATCAATTCCGTCAAACTGTCTAAGCTTTTCTTGAGCTTCTGTTAAGTCTGATTCCATTCTTCCAGTAGTAACTAAGTCTTCTTTCAAAGGTTCAACAAGGTTTTTTAAGTCCTCATCCTTCTCCATAAAACCGTAAAGTTTCTTCTTTTGTTCTGAGTCTAGCTTCATCAATACCTCTTTTGTTGCGGAGTCTCGTACTCCTGTTAGCCTAATGCTGTACTATTATAATAATATTATTTGCATAGGTAATGTTTTTGTGGTATATTATGTTAGATCGTGTTAACATAGGAGAATTATGAAAGATCGTAAAACATGGGGAGTAAATCTATTTCCTAAAGAGTGGCTTGAAATGGAGAAAACGTTAACCCTTTTGAATTTTAGCGGGAAGGGTGGAAGAGTGGACTTTGTGAGGTGCTTGATTGAATTGTGTAGGACAGCGGCATTCGCAGAGTTGATGAGAGATTATAGGAAGCAACAGACGGGGATTAAATAGAGGCAAGAATTAGACCTAAGAATATGAAATAACATTAAAGAAAAGAGAGTATTATGAAAACAACATTAAAAAAATTAGTAGAATACAGGGCTTGCTCAGATGGTTTTAAAAAGTGTGCTGAGAGCGTATTAAATAGAACTCTTGACGGAAACAGCCTATTAAAAATGTCGGCAAGCCTTACAGAGGAAGAGCTTTCTAAAGAGGTTTCGATTCTTGAAATATTAAAATCAAACGGCATTAAAGATGCAATGTGGGCATTAAGAACACAGGAGTATAAAGATTATTGCTTAATTCTTGCTGACATAGCAGAAACAACTCTTTCGATTTATGAAAAGAGATACCCTAAAAATAATGCTCCAAGACGTGCAGTTGAGGGCATTAGACTATATAAAGAAGGTGTGATAACTCTTGACGAGTTGCGAGCAAGAAGGCAGGCTGCTTATGCTGCTGCTGCTGCTGCTGCTGCTTATGCTGCTGCTGCTGATGCTTATGCTGCTGCTTATGCTGCTGCTACTGCTGCTGCTTATGCTGCTGCTTATGCTGCTGCTGCTGCTTA